GTACAGGATGAGACGAGGACACAGATGACTGCATGGGCCGACGTCGAGCCCGGCACCGACCCGCCCGTGATGGCGATCGGGTGCCGCCGCGCCGAGTACGAACTGGCCAAGCTCATTCCCGGCTGCAACATCGGCAGCAAGGACGACATCTGGCGGGTGCCGCTGTCGTGGCCGGCCTGGTGCGCGCTGTCGTGCGCCTTCTCCCGGCAGCCGATAGAGGTCATGCCCGCGCTCCAGTCCTGGGCAGACGAGGCCTGGGCCCAGGTGCGGCAGCGGTACGCCGACCGGGACGCGATGGAGTGCGCCGACCCCGAGATCGCCGACGCGCTGACCGTCGCCGAGATGGGCTCGGGCAGCGACCTGCGGCTGACCGGCCCGCAGCGCGGCGCGGTGCAGTGGCTGGTGAAGTACCGGCGGGCCATCCTCGCCGACACCCGCGGCAACGGAAAGACGCCGCCGCTGATCCGGTCGCTCCAGGTGCTCGGCGAGGCTGCCTTCCCCGCGCTGATCATCTGCCCGGGATCGTCGCTGCTGTCCTGGCAGCGCAAGCTGGCCGCGTGGGCCCCCGGGGTCCGCACCGTGATCATCGCCGGGGGCAAGAAGCAGCGCGAGCAGGCCATCGACGCGCTCGCCCGGGGCGAGGCCGACGCCGGGCTGATCGTGTGGGGCAACGTCACCAGCCACAGCCGCAAGGTGAGCTACCCGGGCAAGACCATGCCGAGGTGCAGCGCGCACGGCGGCGACAAGAGCCCGGCCACCTGCCAGGACCATGACCGCGAGTTCCAGGGCTTCCGGCTGCGCACCATCATCGCCGATGAGTGCCACCGGATGGCCGACCCGGAAAGCCAGCAGACCCGGGCCGTGCAGTACCTGATGCACCACTGCGAGAACGCCTGGGCGGTCACCGGCACGCTCACCCCCGACCACGTGGGCCAGCTATGGCCGGTGCTGCGCGGCCTGGACCCCCGCGGCTTCCCGGCCCGGTCCCGCTACCTGGCGCTGTACGCGGACCAGGAGACCAGCTACGGGCACCGCGGGGTGAAGGTCCTCGGGCTGCGGGCCGATAACCTGTCCTGGTTCCGGCACACCGTCGAGCCGTGGTTCCGGCGCACCCCGAAGCAGATCGCCCGGCCCGGGGAATGGCTCGCCCCGGTCGAGTTCCGCTACCCGCAGATGGCGCCGAAGCAGGCCGGCCAGTACAAGGCGATCAAGGAGAGCGGGCTGCTCGAACTGCGCGACGCCGACATCGTGACCGGCACCTCGATCGAGCAGTTCACCCGGATGTGCCAGCTATCGCAGGCGGCGCTGGAGGTCGAGGAGGGCGAGGGCCCGGACGGCTTCCCGGTCGAGAACGTGCGGATGAGGCTGCCCAGCCACAAGGCCGACGACCTGCTCGACTTCCTGGACGCCGAGCCCGGCCAGTGGATCGTGGCCGCGACCTCCCCGCAACTGGTGGCGCTGGCCGAGGGCAAGCTGCACGCGGCGGGCATCTCCTACTCCAAGATCATCGGCGGGATGAGCTACGCCGCCCAGGACGCCGCCGCGATCGAGTTCCAGGAGGGCCAGGCCCGGGTGATCTTCATCACCGCGGCCGGCGCGGAGTCGATCGACCTCCAGGCGGCCGAGGGCATCGTCTGGATGCAGCCGAGCCCGAGCTTCACCGTGCGCGAGCAGATGACCGGCCGGGCCGACCGGTGGGGCCAGGACAAGGTGGTCCGGCAGGTCTACATGATCACGCCCGGCACCACCGACACCCGGCTGTACGAGCTTGGCCTGGACAAGGGCGAGCGGCACGAGCAACTGACCCGAGACCCGGAGATGGTGCGCTGGCTGATGTCGGCGCAGCCCGACGAGATACCGAGGGACCCTGACCATGACACAGACACAGCAAGTGCAGACCGCGGCTAGCCCGCCGATCATCGGCATCAGCCGGTCCGAGATGGAGGACTGGGCCCGCGACCCCCGCAAGTGGTACCTGACCTGGTACCTCCAGTACCGGCCCGCCGTCGAGTACCCGACCGGCGCCCGCAACCTGGGCTCGCGCTACCACGCGGCGATGCAGCTTCACTACGGGCCCGAGCCGATTGACGCGCTGCTCGTGCTCGACGTGCTCTACGCCGCCGAGATCGAGGCGCACCCCGACTTCGCCGACGAACTGGAGAAGGACCGGGAACTGTCCAAGATCATGGCCGAGGGCTGGTTCGAGCACGCCGCGGCCGAGGGGCTGGACGCCCATCACCGGGTGGTGGCCGTCGAGCAGGAGATGACCGTGCCCCTTCCCGGCCTGCCCGGCTACGGCATCCGGGTCAAGCTCGACCAGGCGGTGCAGAACCTGGACACCGGGGTGCTGAGCTTCCGCGACTGGAAGACCGGCGCCGACTTCACCGCGGCCGACTACGCCGACCAGGACCCGCAGATGCGGCTGTACTCGCTGGCCCAGTGGCTGGCATCCGGCCAGCCGCCGCCCGGGTCCGGCACCGAGCCCGACCCGTCGGCGTTCCTGGTGCTCGGCGGCATCGTGACCGTGGCCAAGAAGGTGAAGCGGACCAAGACCGCTAAGCCGCCGTTCTACAAGCAGCGTGAGTTCGTGCACCCGCCGGAGGTGATGGCGGCCACGCTGGCCCGGGTCACCACGCTGTGCGACGAGATCAGCGTGGCCCGGTACCGGCTCGACCAGGCCGGCGGCGACCCCGATGCGGTCAACCACATCCAGTCCACCATGCTGCGCCGGGTGTGGATCACCCGCGACTGCGAGCGGTTCTGCCCGCACTCCAGCGGGATGTGCCAGCTTATGGACCGCGGCGGCACCGGGTGGATGCAGGCTCTTGTCAGCGGGTCGGGGTACGTTCAGGGTGACCCCTACGACTACTACAACGACGACCCGGTCTCGCGAGTCAGGGCCCTGCTGGAGAAGCGATCCGGGTAAGATGTACGTACAGCAGAGGACCGGGAGCAGACCATGACAGTGCAGGCCTACCAGCAGGTGCCGGCCGCCTTGCAGAACGGGGTCCGGGCCCCGTCGCCCGGCCGCAAGATGCAGGGCGTGTCGTTCTTCTTCCACGGCTGGTTCAAGACCGGCAAGTCCTCGCTGGCGGTCTCCGGCCCGCCCCCGGTGCTGGTGCTAGACGCCGAGACGGCCAGCTTCTGGACGCCGGGCCGGAAGGTGCAGTGGGACCCGCGGCGGGAGACCTGCCCGGCCGACGACGGCACCTGGGACATCTGCATCGTGATCATCCACACCCTCGACGAACTGAAGTGGATGCTGAGCTTCCTGACCCGGGGCCAGCACCCGTTCAACAGCCTGTCAATGGACTCGGTGTCCAACATCCAGGAGCGCGTGATGCGCGAGCTTGCGGGCACCGCGAAGCTGGAGCGCGAGCAGTGGTACGCGCTGCTGCGCGAGATCAACGGGATCATCGCGGGCTACCGCGACCTGATCACCCACCCGTACCGCCCGGTCTGGGCGGTCTCCTTCGTCTCGGGCACGCACTGGGACGCCAAGATGCGCAAGTTCCGGCCGCTGCTGGCCGGGCAGGCGAGCGACTACATCCCGTACGTCCCCGACGTCGAGGGCTGGATCGACATCCGGCCCGACGGGACGCACCACCTGTTCATCGGGCCGTCCCCGGTGCACGAGACCGGCAACCGGCTGTGGAACCGGCTGCCCGACGACATGCAACTCGGAACCCGGGACGGAAGCTACCCGGGCTGGACCGTCGAGTCGATGGTCTGGGAAGTTCTCAGCAAGTCCTAGAAAGGGAAGTGAAACGATCATGACACAGCCACAGCCGCCCTACGGCCAGCAGCCCTACCCGCAGCAGCCGCCCGGCGGCTACCAGCAGCAGGGATACCCGCAGGGCTACCCGCAGCAGCCGCAGCAGCCGCAGTACAGCTACGGCTACCCGCCGCAGACCGGCCCGCAGGCACCGCCCCCGGCCCAGCCCGGATACGGCCCGCCCGGTCAGCCCGGTTTCGAGCCCGGTCAGCCTGGGTTCGAGCCAGGCGAGCCCGGGTACGACCTGCCGCCGGGATACGGCGGGCCTGAGTTCGGGCACCCGGAGGGGGGCCACCGCCGCGGGCCCAGGCTGCCCGGCAACGGCCGCAGCAGGGTTAAGTTCCTCGTCGGCGGCGCCGTCGTGATCGTCGCCGGAGCCGTCATCGGCGGCGAGCTCATCGCGCCGCGCCTGTCGGGACCGAGTGACGACCCCGGGTGCAAGGCGTACACCAGCACAGCGCTGCCCGCC